CAGGAAAACCCAAATGAGGATTTTCCACAGCATAATAAGAAAGATATACATAAAGAAAGAATTATATTAAGTACTGATAGTTATATATATAAGAGCAAAGAATTTTGGGAGGCATTTAAAAATTATCAGATGATGAGAAAGAAGATAAAAAAGCCCATGACAGAAGGAGCTGTAAAAAGAATGCTAAAACGGATTGAGAAAATGACTGGAGGAAATAATGAAAATTATGCAATTAAGCTATTAAACAAATCGGAAGATAAATGTTGGTTGGATATTTATGAAACAAAGGAGAAAGAAAATGGAAGAAATAAACAGAATAGCAGACAGATACAAGACAAACATACAGAAGAACCAGACTATACAAACAGTTTCAAAGACTGGAATTAACGATATAGTTGAAACAGTGGATATTACTGAGATAAAAGAAAAAGAGAAAATAATCGAATATAGAAGATATTCTAAAATAACAGTAGATGATATGAAAGCCGTTTTTCAGAATGAAAAAATTATACACCCTACTGAAAAAGAATATTCGTTGTCTTTTCAGAGATTTTGTAAGAATATTGAAAAAATAAAAGAAAAAGGACTTGGAATTTTAATGTTTGGAAATCCTGGAACGGGAAAAAGTTTTTATTCAAACTGTATAATGAATACCTTAAATGAAAAATATAAAGTCTATAGAACAAGTCTTTACAACATTTTAGAGGAAATCCGACAGACATATAAAAAAAATGCAAATGATGATGATACCTTTATTTTTAATAGATTAGGAATTGCGGACTTGACTATATTTGATGACTTGGGCAATGAATTTATAACGGACTGGGGAAAAGAAAAGATGTTTTTGATATTTGAATTTCTTTATAAATATCGGAAATCATTTATTATAAATACCAACTTAGATGAAAAACAACTTTCAACTTTTTTGAAAATAAATGGTAGCAGAAAGCTAATTGACAGAATAAGAGAAAGATGTAAGAAATATGAATTTAATTGGGGAAGTCGAAGAGGAGAGTTACATAAAAAAGATTTTGAGGAGTTGTATTAATGGATAAAAATCAAATTGACAAAAAAATAAAAGAACTACAGAAAGAAAATCAAAAGAAAGCTAAAAAGAGAGAAAAAATAGCAGATGAAGATAAAAAACTACATCTGGAAATAATGAAAAATATTTCTGAGATTGAAAAATTGAAGAAATTGAAAAACAAAAGCGAGAGTTGATATTTATGATAACGAATAAAAATATTGACGAAGTCCTTAAAAAACAGTATTTTCAGGAAATAAAAGATTTTTACAAAAGAAATAATTCCGCAGAAGAAAGAATTAGTTATATCCGTGATTTATACGGACATAGTGGCTGGGGTATACCAGACAAAGGAGATTTTATAGACGGAATGCACTGTGACTCATCAGGCATAGAGTTTATAAAAACTAATAGTAATTGGAAACAAGAAACAATGAAGATGAAATGGAATAAAGTGGCTGAAAGGTTACAAAAAATAATTGAAAATGAAAGTCAACTTTCGTTATTTTAAAAAAAGGAGAAAAAAATGATTTTCATAAGTGGCAATGTACCGAGTTCCAAAAATAGTAAACAGTGGACAGGGAAATATTTAATAAGTTCAAAAACAGTGAGAAATTATATAAAAAAACATTGCGATGAATGGTGTAAAAATACAGAAAAATTTAAAGAAATGATAAAAGGCAAAGAAAAGCCTTATAAAGTAGGATTTTATTTTATTAGAGACAGTAAAAGAAAATTTGATTATATAAATGCTGCACAACTTCCACTGGATTTAATGCAGGATTATGATTGGATAGAAGATGATGACTCAAGTAATATAATTCCTGTGTTTTTGGGATATGAAGTGGACAAGAGAAATGCTGGAGTAAGGATAGAGATTTTATAAAATAATGGAGGAAAAATGGCTTAAAAAATATAAATGAAAGAACTAAGGAGGAATACTAATGAACGAATTAATGAATTTAGGGCAAAAGAAAACAATGACAAGTTTGGAAGTTGCAGAAATAACAGGGAAAAGACACGATAATATCTTAGCTGATATTAGAGATGAAATTAACAAACTCGGATTAGAAAGAGCCGTCCTAATTTTTCAGGAGGGATATTATTTAGATAAAAACAACCAAACAAGACCAAAGTTTGATTTGAATTACAGAGGTATTTTGCAACTTGGAGCAAGATACAGTGCCGAAACAAGGTTTAAATTAATTCAGAAAGCAGAGGAATTATCAAATCAGGATAAACCGATGACGATTGAAGATATGATCATCTTGCAAGCAAACGAAATGAAAACTGTAAAAACTAAAGTTGATATTTTGGAAAATAAAATTGATAACGAAATCAGAATAGATAGTGGAGAACAAAGAAAACTTCAAAGAGCAGTATCTGTAAGAGTATATCAAAGATTAGAAGTTATTAATTCCGATAGTAAATATTTATTTCCTGCAATATACAGAGATTTAAAAGACCGTTTTGGAATTGCAAGTTATCGGGATTTGAAAAGAAAAGATTTGAAAGAAGCTTTAGCTTATATTCAAAATTGGATAGAAAAGGCTGACTTAAGAGAAGCAAATTAGTAGCTATTTTCGCTTTGGAAACATAAAAATAGAGGTGTTAAGATGAGAAAAGAAACAAAAAGAACTTTTGAACTTGTCAGAAAAGTACTTCTGACGGGTTTTGAAATTACTGAAGATGACGGAGAATTTTTAAGAAGAAATCCCGAACTATTTGCAAATTTCAAATTTAAAAAAGTTAGGAGAGCAGATCCGAAATGGCGTATGTTGAGGTAGACATAGAAAACGGAAAAATAAAATGGTTTTGGGCAACTAATAAACCTGCAAAAAGAATTGAGGAATTTGAAGAATTGCTTAACAATTTACCGATTGAAGTTATACCGCAGAACACAATAACATTAGACCAAATGAAACTATGTTATGCTTTATTTAGACAATTTGGAGATGAGAAAGGTTGGACTGTAGGCGATACAAAAGAATATTTCAAAGAAACATTTTCTTTTGCTTATGAAATAGGCAGTTTCAGCCTTTCACCAAATAAAAAGGATGCCTTAACTCTTGAACAAGCAACGGAATTTATACAATTCATAATCGAATTTTCGATACAGGAAGACGTGAATTTGTATATTTTAGATACAAAAACGAGAATAAAACACCATATCCGGGAAATAGTTCCTGATATTCAGAGATACGTAATTGTTTGTTTAAGAAAAAGAGTTTGTTGTGTATGCGGACAGATACACGACTTTGAAAACGGTAAAATAGTTGACCTCGAACATTTTGACAATGTGAACAGAATAGGCGGTTATGAACAAGATGACGGATTGCAGACGAGATTTTTAAGTCTTTGTAGGCAGCATCATATGGAGATACATGCCGCTCCTAAAGATGGATTTTTGGAAAAATATCATTTACAAGCAGTTTACTTAAATCCGCAGTTAGTATATGAGTTATTGGATATTTATCCAAATCACTTTAAGTTATTTAGAAAGCGATTGAAAGAGGGATATTATGACAAAATAATTATAAGGAAGAAAAAGAATGAATGATGATTTATTTAATAAGATTGAAATTATATAGATTGTGAGGAAAAGAAATGGTTTTAAATATAATCTTATATCTGATCAGCATATTTTTAACTGTAGGTATATCATTAATAATAATACTGCTTTTTTATAGAATATGCAAAAGATACAAGTACAATTTCAAATATAAAAAATTTAATAACATCTATGAAATAATAGGATTTATATTAGGTACAGCAATTAATCTGTTTATATTTTATATACTGATATTTTTGTTAATATTTTTTATGAGATTGATAACCAACATATAGAGGACGGAATTATGAAAAAAATAATTTTATGTAAGAAATGTAGAACTAAATTAGGTTGTTTTGAGTTTACTAAAAGTTTAAAGTTCGATATAAGGTGTAAAAAATGTAAGCATCAAAATATAGGAATAATAATAGAACATAATAAAGAAAAAAGTGTAAAACAGTTGAAAAAATAAACGAAATAATGTATAATAATATGGTGATAGAGATGTTTGGCAATAAAAAAACAATCCAAAAATATTTAATAAATTTAAAATTTAATAATTATGCTGGATTCTTGGATTTTCAAGGGAAAAGAGTGTTTTTGAATGAAGACGGAAGAATATTAGCCGTTTTCAAAAACAATTATGAGATATTAAATATAAAAGATTATAATGTAAGTGTTAAATTACCTACAGGAAGTGAAATAACATTTACTTCATTAGTAAATGGTGCTTTGCCGATTGCCAGTACATATCATTATTACTTTGTTTTTGCAAAAAAAGAAAGTAATAAATGGGAAAGACAATATGAATTTATAGATGAAGAGATTACAAATAGCTTTATTGAATGGTTAAAATATTATAGAGATATTGGGATCCTTGAAAATTATATAGAATATTAACAACTGAATGATACAGAAGACTTATTGAGATAAGGTTCATAGTCGAAAGACAAGAGATGATTTACTTCAGGTCCACTCTGGGGGACATAATGCGTAGAAATGCGTATTGTGTCCCTTTTTTCTTTAGTTTTTCCTAATTTTTTATATATAGAGTTCAAAGAAGAACGGTTGGGTTGGTGGGAAATAAAAAAAGCGGGAGGAAATATGAAAATAGAAAAAATAGATATAGATAAAATTATAGAATATTCTGGAAATGTAAAAGAACATCCCGAATGGCAAATAGAGCAAATAAAAAATTCAATTAAAGAATTCGGATTTAATGATCCGATTGCAATAGATGAAAATGGAATAATAATTGAGGGACACGGAAGATTAATAGCTTTGAAAGAATTAGGATACAAAGAAGTTGAATGTATCAGATTAGAACATTTAACGGAAGAACAAAAGGTGGCATATGCAATAGTACATAATAAATTAACGATGAATACGGATTTTGATATTGAAATGTTGAAATATGAAATAAATAAACTTGAATTAGCAGATTTTGATTTAGATATATTAGGATTTGATGAGGTAGAGTTAGAAGAAATATTATTTGAAGATATAGAAAATGATACAGAAGATACAGAAATGATTGATAAAAAAGATGAGATTGATGAGGATGTTGAAATAAAAATAAAAAAGGGGCAAATATGGAAATTAGGTAATCATTATTTAATGTGTGGAGATAGTACAAAAAAAGATAATTTTGAAAAATTATTGAAAGATATTGATATAAATTTATGCTTAACAGATCCTCCATATGGAATTAATATTGTTAAAAATGGAAAAATTGGAGCAGAAAATGCAGCTAAAACAACTGAGTATAAAAAGGTTAAAGGAGATGAAACAACTGAAACGGCTCAAAAAAGTTTTGAATTAATAAAACAATATTCAGAAAAAGTCATATTATTTGGGGGAAATTATTTTACAGCTTTTTTACCTTTCAGTGATGGTTGGATAGTCTGGGATAAAAGAAAAGATATGAACAGCAATAATTTTGCTGATGGTGAACTTGCTTGGTGTAACTTTCATACACCTGTAAGGATTTATAAACAATTATGGAATGGAATGATACGGGAGGGGGAAAGAGGAAAAAGAGTACATCCTACTCAAAAGCCTATAAGAATGTTAGGCGAAATATTACAAGATTTTTCAAAAGAGAATGATAATATACTTGATGTTTTTGGAGGTAGTGGGAGTACATTAATAGCTTGTGAAGAAACGGGTCGTAATTGTTATATGATTGAATATGAGGAACATTATTGTAATGTAATTTTAAAACGCTGGGAAGATTTAACAGGCGAGCAAGGGATTTTATATAAAAAATAGAAGGAATGGAGAAATGACTAATGAAGACGTAAAAGCGTTGGTAAAAAAAGAATACGAGAACGGTGCAGGAGTGACAGAATTATCTCAAAAATACAAATTAAGTATTAATACAGTTAAAAGCTGGAGAAAAAGAGATAATTGGAAAAAAAAACAAAGAAATGCACCCTCGACTAATGCACCCCCTAAAAAGAAAAACGCACCCAAAATAAAAAAGGGTGCAAATGAGAGAGAAATAAAAATACAACAAGATATACTGGAGGGAAAAACTCCAAAAGAGGTTATGGAACAAAACGATATTTCGAGGACGACCTATTATCGAAAGAGTAAAAATGCAAGACAGATAAGGTTAGAGCGGACAGAGGAGCATTTAAAAGAGATAATTGATGAGGTTTATCCCGACTTATCCGAATATTTAGTTAAGATGTCGAAAGCCAAAAAGAATACGATAACAAGGATAATTAATTCAACTATAGAAACAAATATAGACGACAAGCAGCTAAACAAGTTAGGAAAACATTTAGAGCTTGTGCTGAAAGCCGAACGGGAGTTATTGAGAACTGGCAAAATGCTAACATCATATGAATTACTTGAAATAGATAAGCAATTGAATGAAGAAGAGTTACAACAATAGAAATTGGATATTGAAAGATTGAAAAATGAAGATGAAGTAATGAAAGACACAAAAGTGGAATTTAATTTTAAAACAGACAAAGTAAAAGAATTGGAGGAAAAGAAAAATGACAAAGAATAATGATGAAGTTACAAAAAGTAAAAATGAAGACGAAGTAAAAAAAACAGAAGAGGTTGTAGTAGAGGAAACAACAAAAACTATTGACAATGACAGAAATAAAATATTAGAGGAATTTGCAAAAAAATATCTTGACGGTTTAACTTATGATAAAGATACAAAATTAAAAATAAGTGGCGAAGAAATGGAATTTGGAATATCAACAAATAATATTTTATACGATGCTGATTTAACTGAGGAAGAATTTAATAAAAAAGTCGAATTTTTGCATAATAAAAAATCACAAGATACAGTAGGAGTTAAATTTCAATATCGGGTAATAACAAGAAAAGAAGAAAAATTTGTAATTAAATTCAAATCTGATAGTTATGTTGTAGGAGCAGGAAGAGTAGGCAGAACTAAAGAAATAATGGAGGTATAAGTAAATGGTAAAAAAAAATAATAGGACCGAAGAAATCCAGGAAAAGAAAGAAATAAAAAAAGTTGCCGAAACCGAAGTTACCAAAGAATGGTTAGATAAAGAAATTGAAAGAGGAAATTTCAGAATAGTTAAAAATTATATATTTAAAGACGGCGGAAAAAAATTACAAGTAGATTATAAAATAGCGGATAGAAATTATTTTGAAAAGGACAATCCTTTAATAGAGTATTTTAAAGAAAAAAATCAACATCAAAAATTTATAATATTAGAGGATTAAAAATGAAAGTCGAGTTAGATATTAGCGAACACTTTCAAAAATTCATAGATGAAGAAACATCTGATATATACTTTTTAATTGGTAGTTATGGAAGTGGTAAAAGCTATAACATAGCAACAAAACTAATAGTAAATAGTTTCAGAGAAAAAAGAAAAGTATTGGGAATAAGAAAAGTATACAGAGATGTGAGGGATAGTGTATTTACTGATTTAGTGGATGTTATAAGTGAACTTGAATTAGAGGGATATTTCAAAATAATAACAGGGCGACTGGAAATAGTAAATAAAATTACAGGGTCAAAATTTATTTTTAGAGGTCTTGATGAAGTAGGACGTTTAAAATCCATAAAAGGTATTACGGATATATGGATAGAGGAAGCAAACCAATGTGACAGGAATGATTTTAAACAGTTAAGGTATAGATTAAGAACCCCTAATATAAAAATGCACATGTATATTAGCACTAATCCAGCGGAACCTGACAGTGCCTCAAACTGGACATACTGGTTTTTAACTGATTATATGAATGTTACTGAAGAAACACTGTATGATGTTAAGGAATTTATTAAATCGATAGAGGATAAAGAAACAGGATATATTCAGAGAATATATGTTAATCATTCAACTTATAAGGAAAATAAATTTCTCCCTGAAAGTGCTGTGGCCGAATTGAATATGGAAACGGATCCATATTTAATTTCAATAGCAAAAGAGGGGAAATTCGGGTATCATGGCGAATTTGTTTATTACAATATTGAGAGTGAAAACAATCAATATGTAGATGAACAGATAAAAAGAATAGGAATTGAATGGCATATAGCGGGAATGGATTTCGGATTTAGTATTTCCTATACAGCAGTAGTAAGAGCTGCAATAGACTATGAAAATAATATACTTTATGTTTATGATGAATTTTACAATAAAGGTTTAACTAATGCTCAAATACTTCAGGAAGATTTTCTTTATGATGTGGCTGAAGAAGGTATTGTGATATATGCGGATTATGCAGAGCCAAAAACAATACAAGAATTTAAGGCTAATGGAGTGCTTATGGCAAAAGCTGACAAAATGACAGGAAATACTTTAGGAAGAATAGGAAAAATACAGTCATTTAATAAAGTTATAATTGCTAAACGATGTGAGAATACATACCGTGAATTAAAGAACTTGAAATATAAAAAAGATGAAAACGGTGTTGTAGTTGTTGGAGATAAGAAAAAAATGTTTAATTTCGACCCTCACACTAAAGATGCACTTGATTATGCTCTTTCAAGATACAGACAAAGAGATTTAAAGAATAGATATAAGGAAAAGATATAGGAGGTGAGTAATGTTTAATTTTTTCAAAAAAAAGGAAGAAAATAAAACAGTAGAAGAAAACAAAATCATAATAAAATCATTTGATGATTTTTTAAATTATTTGAAAGCCTTTAATATATCGCCTTACAATATAAATATAAGTAAAATGATAAAACAAATTCCTGAAAATCCCTTTATAAGCTCCTCGTTAGACAGAATGCAGAAAGGATTTTATCCGATTAAATGGAGTGTTTATGAGGGAAGTAAAAAGGATAAAAAAGAAAAAACAAATAATATAGTTTATAGAAGTTTGGAGCAACCAAATGCATTAATGGATACAACCGATTTTCTGTATTATTGTTATCTCTACTGGTCGATATATGGAGAATTTCTTATTCAGAAAGTAAAATTATTTAATAAATATGATTTGTGGATATACAATCCGAACGAATACACAATTAATTATCATAAAAATAATCTTTTGTTGGGAATTGAAAGTATAGAACTTGGAATTGGAAAAAAAATCGTAGGAAAAGAATTAGAGAATTTCACATATAAGAAAATACCTAATTTGTATTCAAAAACAAGCGGATTTAATCAAATAACATCATTAGTATTATTACATGATTATTATTGCTTAATTAGTCGTTGGAATAATAATTTGTTGAAAAATAGTGGGAAAAGACAATTTCTAATTTTACTTGACCAATTAGGAACTGGAGAAACAATAGAAAAAATAGAAGATAAAATTTCCGAAAGTAGCGGAGCTGACGGAGTAGATAAACCAATAATCTTAACAGGATTTGATGAAAAATCAAAAATACATAACCTTGATTTTTCTCCAAGAGATTTTGACTATATGGAAGCAGTAACGGAAATAAGAAATATAACATCAAATGTTTTAAATGTTCCTGATTTGTTAATCGGCGGAAAAGATAATGCAAAATATAATAATATGAAAAAGGCAAAGAAAGCCTTGTATACAGAAAATATTATTCCAGCATGCGAACAAATTAAATCTGCAATTAAAAGGTTATTCTACAAAGATTTAGGAGTTAAAGAGTTTATTGATTTTGACATAAGTAATATTGAAGTATTAAAAGACGAACAGATAGATTTGATAAATGCTCTTAATAATTCAGAAATCCATACAATAAATGAAAAGAGGGAAAAATTAAATCTTGATAGAATAGATGGAGCTGATGAAATACTTGTTAAAGGTTTACCAAATACTTTAAAAGATGTTTTAAGTGGTGAGATAGAGCCTAAAGAAAGTAATGTGAGCGAGGAAGATATTTAATGACAAAGAAGAAGGATAAAAAAGAAATGTTACAACAAGCTAAAAGATTGAGACAAGCAAGAGGAAAGGCGACAAAATTTATTAAAAAAAAAGTAGACAGTAATTTTAATCAATTAGCTGATAGTGTAAATGTAGGAGATAATGACATTATTGAAATAGACTTTAAAACGTTTAAAACAAATATGGGGAAAACTATAGTTTTAACTCATAGAGTAGCAACAACAGAAACAATAAATGTTATAGATGAGATGTATGGACTTAGTGAAAAAGTACCGTATTTTCAAGATATAGTAGATAAAAGACTAAATGATTTTAATAAGAAAAATGCAGGAGAAACTGTAAAAAAAATAGATAAAGTTACTAAAGAAAAAATAAATAAAATAATAACCGAACGTCAAGCTGACGGTATAAATGCAAAACAAATTGCTAAGGAGGTTAAGGAAAATGTAAAAGATATGACAAAAAGCAGAAGTTTGACAATAGCAAGAACGGAAACAGCAAAAGCAACAGCTTATGCAAACTGGATGTTAGCACACGAAACTTTAGTAAATACTAAGGTTTGGATACATGTTGGAGGCGGTAAAAAACATCGGGAAAATCATTTGAATATGGACGGAGAGGAAAGACCACTTGATGAGCTATTTTCTAACGGTTTGCAATATGCTCACGAAGTAGGAGCAAGTGCAGGAGAAGTAATAAATTGTTATTGTACAACTACATATAAATTTAAAGTTTAGGAGGTAAAAATGGCTGATAAATTGTTTCAAAAAGAAGTAGGCGGAATAATAACTAAGGCGGATATTGAAACAGGAACTCTTGAGGGAGTGCTTATCAAAGGAGAAGTTTTAGACAGTTATGAGGACTATTTTTTGAAAGAAGCAACAGAAAATTTTAAAACTAAAAACGGATCCAATGTTGTATTTATGTTACATCAACATAAAAAAGACAGCGAAATAGGAGTAATGGAATTATATGCCGAAGGTAGCGATTTAAAAATGAAAGCAAGATTAGATTTATCAAAAGATACTAACGGAAATTTCATTAATAAAGAAGCTGCTAAGATTTATTCATTGATGAAATTAGGAGCACATTATGATTTATCCGTCGGCGGTAGAGTTTTAAAAGGTGAAATTGGATATGTTCCTACTGAAAAAGGTGAAGTAAGAGCATATATAATAAAAGAATTTGAAGTTTGGGAAGGCTCTTTGGTGGTTAAAGGAGCAGTACCGGGAAGCAATGTAACAACATTTAAAAATTATAATGAAAACGAGGAGGACAATATGTCGGTAAATTTAGAAAAACAATTTAATGATTACAAAGAAAGTGTAGAAAAGCAAATAAAAAGTTTGGAAGAGATGTTGAAAGAAAAAGATTTAACAGATGAAATGAAAAAATCCGTTGAAGCTGTTAAAGGAGATATGGAAATTAAACTGAAAGAATATCAAGAAGCATTTGAAAAAAGTATAGACGATAAATTAAATGACTTCGCAAAAGAATTTAAAAGTATAAAAGAAACAGAGAAAGAATTGAAAGAAGCTGATTTGGAAAAGTCAATTATGGATTTCATGAAAGAAGTAAATTCAGATACATTTTCCAAAAAAAGCTATGCTCAATATGTGGTAGAAAAAGCAACTTCTACGACGAGTGGAGCAGTACCTACAGATTTCTTACCATTATTGCAAAGGACAATATTAAGAAGAGCACAGGAAGTTAAAAATATATGGGCTTACATTTCAAAATTTTCTATGAAAGAAGGCTCAACTAAAATACCAAGAGAAACATTAGGAAGTACAGAGGTTAAATTTATAGGAGAAACAGCAGCAAGAACTGAAACAACAATAAATGTTTTAGATCAAGTAGAAATAGAATTACATCAAGTTTATGCTTTGCCTATATTTACTAACAAAATGTTAGCAACTGATGTAGTGGGATTTGTTGCATTGGTATTGGAAAGAGTAGCTGAAAACTTTACTAAAAAGATTTCAGAAAAAATATTATTTGGAAGCGGAACAGGAGAACCACACGGAATATTAAATAATTCAGAAGTGTTGGCTAATGCTTTAACATTTGGAACAACTGGGGAAATGGATTACGAAACATTCACAAAAGCAAAATATAACCTAAAAGAAGATTATGCAAATAGAGCTATTGTAATAATGAATAGAAAGTCTGCTCCTGCAATAATAAACTTGAAAGATAAAAATGACAGACCCATATTTATTGAGGCTTATAAAGACGGTAAATCGGATACAATATCATCATTGCCGGTAGTATATGATGATACTATGCCTATATTTGATAGTGCGAACACTGGAGATGTAACAGTTTTAATTGCTGATATGTCAAGATATTTAGGAGCAACACATACAGATTATAATATCAAAATGAAAGATGATATAACTAATAAAGGATTTACAGCTTACTATTTTGAAACAATGGTAGGTGGAAATGTATTATTGCCTGAAGCATTTATCCCGATTAAGAAAAAATAATAGGGGGAATTATGAACTCAATAATTACATTGAAGCAATATGAAAAACTAACAGGAGAAACAATGGAGCAAGAAAAGTCAAGCTTCATTGAAACTCTTATTAGAGTTGCCTCAGATATGATTGAAAGTTATATCGGATATGACCTTGAAAAACAAGACCGAACAGAAATAATTCAGAAAAAAATAAATATTAGTAGATTATGGATAAAATATCCCCCTATAAATTCAGTCAAAAATATATCTATTAATAAAAAAAATATTGGTAGACAACATTATATTCATACGACTAAAAAAATTGAGTTTACCGATTATTTTTGCTCCTGTAATTGTAGGTGTAGTTTTACCTTTAATGACAGGATAATCCTTGAATATAATTCGGGATATAAATTCGGAGATGATGGAAATGTTCCATATGATCTTCAATATTATGTGGCAATGTTAGTTAAATCATTATTTCTTCTTAGTCAAGATGATGATGCTCAAAAATATAGTTCATACAAAATTAACGATATTGCTTATTCATACAAAGAAAATGAAACATTTACGAAACATATCGTACCGATATTGAAAAGGTTACTGTGGTGATTATGGGAATAACGATAAAGTTTAAACTGGATGAATATAAAAAAGCTAAGGAAATTCTTGAGTATCTAACCAAACATAAAATAAGAATAGGTTTTATTGGCAATGAAACTGGAGAAAATGGGACTAAAGTTTCTGAATATGCTTTTTATGTAGAATTCGGAAAAGGAAAAGGAAATATTCCGAGACCGTTCTTTCGGAATGCAACAAAAGAAATTCAAGAAATGCTTAATGAGAAATTGAAACCGTTAATAATGGAAGCTATTAAAAGCAAAGCAAATGGAGAAGTAGTTTTAAATACCATTGGAATTGAAGCTGTAGGATTAATTCAAAAAAGTATTAATGAGGGAATTTATGCTCCGAATAAAGAAAGTACATTGAAGCATAAAAAAGGGAGTAAACCGCTTATTGATACTGGTACGATGTTACAATCAGTAAATTTTAAAATAGAGGGAGTATAAATATGGATAATATAAAAATCCCAGAACGTTTTTTTAAGATATTGACACTTTCGACATCTCCAGGAGAATGGGAAGACGGAGAATTAATTTTAGAAAAACGAGATTTGAAGTTCAAAGGTGCTCTATTTGATTTAAGAAATTCTGATTATGAAAAATTTAAATCTCAAGGAACAAGTTTAGGTTTTGAAGATAGAAAACTTTATATAAAAGAAAATATAAAGATAGACTTGAAAGATGAAGTTATAGACCATTTAGGAAATAAATTTAGAGTAGTTGGAAAAGAAGATTACAGACAGAACGGTCATGCTGATTTAATAATTTGTTATTTGGAAAGGTTAAAAAATAAAGATGATAGAAAAATTTAGAAAATTATTGAATAGCTTTAGTAATAAAAAATGGCAGATTGTAAATGGAGAAGTTTTGGCAAAAACTCCCGATTATCCATTTGTTGAAATGTTTGTAATAAATTTAGCTCCCGATTTTCATAATCAAAGTGTGGAAATAAAAAAGAGAAATGAAAATGTTCTAATTGAAGAAAATCTAAAAACATACTTTACAATGTTACAGTTTAATTGTCGACACAGTACAATGACTGAAGCTGTAACACTTGCAAATGATTTGTTTAGATTAATCAATTATGAGAAAAGAAAAAAAATATTAAATGAAGGAATAGGAATAAGGAAAATGTCCAATATTAGGAACTTAAATTATGAAGTTGCCGGGAAATGGAATTATTGTTATTCCTTTGATGTTGAAATTTCTTATGATGTTATTGAAGAAAGAGAAATAGAAACAATAGAAACAATAAAAGCAAATATAAATAATAAACAGGAGGTTACGATAGATGAGTAATATACTAAGTCAAAATATAAATGATGTAAAAATTACGGTAATTAGAGAATATATAAGTAATTTTAATGTTGATTTAGGGGTTCATAGATTAGTTACAATCGGAAAAAATATTCCGCTAACAAAATTAGAACCTAATACAGCATTAGAATTTATGAAAACTGAAACGTCAAAAGGTGGATTAGGACTTTCAAGCACGGACAATATCTATAAAATGGTTGAATTATTTTTATCTCAAACGATAGAAAGTGGAGGAACAACAATAAAAGGTGACCATTTTTGGATACAGGGAATAGAATTTAATCCAGTAACAGATGATTTAACACTTAAATTAACAGATAAAATCGAAAACACAAAAGAAGATGCCGATAATTACTTTTGGGTATTTGATATTCAAAGTGTAGCTTTCAATGAATGGTTAAGTAAATTCTTAACGAGAAATTATAATTTCGGATTGATTGAAAAAGGAGAAAGCACAGTTTCAGATTTAGAAAAATCAGATAGAATATTTGCTATTGCTAATCCAAAAGTGGATGTGCATGTAGATAAAACAAATACTATTGAGTTCTTAAATCCTAAAGGTAGTGTAGTTTCAGCTTTAGGTGGAGGAATATTCACAAGATTAGCAACTGCAGGGTTTGGAATGAGAGTTAAACATAAAACATTACAGGGTATAAGAACCTATAATACACCATTATTTGAACATAATGTTCCTTTAACAAATGTGGATTTGAATACTTACAAAAGTAAAAATATAGCAACTTATGAGAATGCTTGGGGAGCTGGAATGGTTTCTTTATCGAAAACAATCGGAGGAGATGTTTATTCTGATGAAAGAATAGGATTAGACTATATTATTTTTGTTATAACAGGGTCTATTCATAAATTATATAATCAACAAATAGGAATACCATATGATGACGGAGGAATAAACTTAATTGAGAATAAATTAAATGATTGTATGGTACAGGTTGGAGATGAAGGTTGGCTTGCAAGAAAAAGTACAAAAGCAAGAGATTATTCCTTTAAAGTTTCCGTTCCTGAAAGAACATCAATTCCAAATCAAAAAGTAGTGGACAGAATTTTAGATAATACAGCTATAGATTTTACTCTTGCTGGACAAATAGAAAATGTCAATGTAACTTTGAATTGGAAAACAACATTAGTTTAAAAATAAATAATACCCCCTAAGTTCTGAAATTTAAGGGGTGAGAAAGGATAGAACAAATGAAAGATACGAAGAAAGTTAGTTTGGTACTAACAAGCCCAACGGGAAGAACAAGAAACATTATAGGAGTTTCCGTTAATCCCTCACAAGTTAATCAGAACTTTACACTTTCAGATCCAGATATGAATGGTGAGCATGTAACAATAATGAACGGGTCTACGGCAACGACATACGAAATTGTCGTAAGACAAAATAGTGGAAATTTCACATTTTTAAATAATTTTGTACAAGATTGTTTAGATGAGGGAGCAAGTGGAAATGGATTATTTAAAAATACTTCAGTAAAAGGTAAACCTGAAACTCATGTATTAGTAGGGGTTACAATTCAAAAAAAAGAAAGTGGTCAACATGATAATTCAAATGTTGATGCAACATTTACAATACAGGCGGAGTCAGTAACAAGAAATAATTTGTAGGAGGAATAGAATATGCCAAAGTTAAAATTGACAAATGTGTATGCTAAAGATGAAACAGGAAAAGGATATAAAGTATATGAAGAATTAGAAATAGAATTTCAGGACAATGGAGATGATGAAAAGTTAGCTAAAATCATAAATAGCAATTTGGAAGGAACAGCAGATAGATTAGAAACTTATGATGCTTTAGCAGAAGATATGATTATATCTCCTGAGGGAGCGAGAAGTCACAAATTTTTTGGAAAAAATGCAGCGGCGGTGGTTAATTCCCTACTCCCTTTTTTATTAAAGTATGGGAACGAAGATATGATAAGTGCAAACAAAAAGCTAAAAGTCGTAGAAGTCGCTGGAGAATAATTTTTGAAAATAAAATGGGAAGTATCAACGAAATATTAAATATGGATAATGATACTTTCCTTGAAATGAAAATAGCAAGAGATGAGTATATAAAGGAGGTTAGTAAAAAATGAGTGATGAAATGATAATAGACGTCAAAATAAAGAACAATAAAAGTGCTATTGATGAATTAGATAAGACTATGGAAGGACTAACCTCTACAACTAAAAAGACAAGTAAAGGTGTCGACGAACTTGGAAACGAAGTAAAGAAAACAGGAAAAAGAAAGTCAGAACTTGATAAAGTGAAAGAGGGATTAAAAGGTGTAGAAAAAGGAGCAAAAGAAGCTAAAAGTGGTGTAAATGTTTTAGCTGGAGGATTTAAAAGTTTAGCAAGTGCAATGTTACCTATATTAAGTGTTGCAGCTGTTGTTGGATTTGTTAAAAAGTCTTTAGATGCATTCGAAGATTTTGAAAAAGGAATGAACTCGATTTTTACTTTATTGCCTAAAAAGTCAGCAGAAGCGGAAGAAGCAATGGGTAAAAAAGTAAGAAATATGGCTAAGACTTATGGAGTTGAAATGTCAGATGCAACAGATGCAATTTATAATGCTTTGTCTGCTGGAGTATCTGAAGATAATGTTTTTGGATTTGTCGAAACAGGAATAAAAGCAAGTAAGGCTGGAATGGCGAGTTTGAGTGATTCAACAGCTACTTTAAATACAATCATGAATAACTACAGAAGTGATAGTTTAGATGTGAATAATGTATCAGATTTGTTATTCGCAACAATAAAAAAAGGAGTTACTTCGTTCCCAGAACTTGCGAGTTCAATAGGGGACGTTTTACCGTCTACGGCAGCTGCAAATGTTTCTTTTGAGCAAACTGCTGCAACTATAGCAACATTGACAGCTACAATGGGTAAAGGTTCAACCGCTAAGGCTGGAACATCTATGAGAGCAATGTTTGAGGAATTAAATAATTCAGGAAGTAAAACTTATAAGATGTTTAAACAGCTTAACGGTGGAGTTGATTTTAAAACATTTATGAAAAATGGCGGAACAGTATCACAAGCATTAGGAATGATTGAGAAAAAAGCACAATCTACAGGAAAAACAGTAGCGGATATGTTTATGTCAGTTGAGTCAAAAAAAGCGGTAAACATACTTACTTCAAATAAAAAAGTATTTGATGAAAACCTTGATGAATTTAAAAATGTAGCAGGAGCAACTGATGAAGCTTACGAAAAAATGAATAGAGGTTGGGGAGCAACTACAGCAAGATTGAAAGCTGGAATGACTGATGTAATGATAGGATTGGGAGATGCAATAGCTCCAGTTGCCGGGTTAATAGGTGGAGCTTTAATAGAAGCCTTAAGTCTTGTAACACCTGCATTTGATTTATTAGGTCAAGGAATAAATTCCGTGATTAAGCCTTTAAGTGCTTTAGGCGAAGCATGGGGATTAATAACAGGAACATCTTCGACAGCTGGAATAGAAGAAACAAATAAAAAGTTTGCTGAATTATCCCCTTTGGCACAACAATTAGTTAAACCATTAGCAGAATTAAATCAGGCTTTTAATGACCTTATAAATAAACTTATAGGAGCTTTTGCTCCTGCGACAGAAAGAGTACAGGAATTTTTTAATTCAATTACTGGGAATACAAATACTAAAGATATATTAGTTGGATTAGTTGAAGGTGTTACATGGGGAGTTGAAACTATAACACCATTATTAGAGGGGTTAGGTTCTTGGTGGAGTACACAATTTAATGTAATGCTAAATGTAGTTGGTATAGTCGGAAATTTTTTCAAAGGAGTAATGGAAGGAATGGGAGTAGATACACAAACTTTGGGACAATTTATTTCAGATTTATATGTTATTACCGGAGCTACATTTAAAGGTTTTTCTACGGCGGTTTCAACCGCTTGGGGAATCACTAAACCTATATTTGATTTTTTGGCTGAAACATTAGGAAAAATAATAGGGTTATTAGCGAAAGTATCATTCGAACCACTTCAAAAAGGAGCAAGTTTTTTATCGGGACTTTTGGGTGGAAAAAAGAAAAATGCTCTTGGAACAGATAATTTCGGTGGAGGAACAACAACTATTTCGGAACAGGGGAAAGAATTATTTGCAACTCCAAGTGGTCTTGTAGGAATATCCCCTAATTCAAGAAGTGAAATGATGTTACCGAAAGGAACTCAAATTTTTTCTAATAAGAAAACTGAAAAAATCATGAATATGGCTAAAAATATATATAATAATCAAGTGTCATTACCTCAAGGTTATGGAAATTCTTATGATATAAACATTCCAATAAGTATACAGCAGGTTGCACAAGATAAAATTGAAAAAATAAAAGCATTGAGACCACTTATTACATCACTCATTGAGAATATATTAAGCGATAAGGAAAGCGATATGGCTTATAAATGGGGGGATATGTAAAAATGATAGATTTAAAACAAATAAATAATCAGATAAGTGGTTACAAAAATCAGTATGATAATTATAGAAAAGATGTTTCGACAAAATTAAATACTTATAAGAAAAAATATCTTGAGAAATACAGAGAGGGTGTTTACATCAATAATATACGGCTTGATTGGTGCAGAATATCTGAAACACAAAAAGGGGATATGAAAGACAGCCCATTAGATCCGTCGGATATTCCTAATCAAATATCAACAAATTTACATATAAGTGATAAGGAAATAAATTTAGAAGCTAAATTCAACATAGATAATCGACAAAAAAAAGAACTTTTTGAGGAGATAAAACAATTATTTTTGAAAAAGCAAAGAATAAATATAACAACAAGTAATGAAATAATTGAAAATCTTATAATTATAAGTATTTCAAAGGAATTAGATAAAAATAATTATGCTTTCTCATTAAGTATGAGACAATTTCAAACAGCTAAGATAACAAGTACAGGAGAAGTTAAATCAGGAGAACAGACACAAGTAAACGGGACAACTACAGTAGGAACACAGGGAACTACTCAAAGTAATGTTTCAGGAGGCTATTTAAAATGAGAATAAATTTAGACAAAAGCTTAATACCGTTAAAATTTACTTTAAGAGTATTAGATGAGAATTTTCAGTTACATTTTAAAGAGCATAAAATGCTTATCAATGATGATGAGTTAAATCCTATATTTAAAAGTCGTTTATATCTTGATATTTATAATGAAGATAATAAACTAATTTTAAAAAATGAAAAGTTAGTTTATGGTGTTCCTGTAGGATTGTATTTAAGTAGAGATAAAAATAATAATACAAGCACTGATTTTCCTAATGCTTATATATTTCCATTTTCAAATGACGGAATTGAAAAAGAAGTGAATTTCGATAATTTAAATAACACTGTATTCATTGAATTTATAGAAAGAGAGTAATTATGGTGGATAACAATAGATTTATAATTGGAGAGCTATTTAACGAAAGTGCATTAATAATTATAAGAACAGCAAGTAAAGATATTGAAATTCCATATCAATATTGGGATCCAAATAATACTGAACAAGACAGAGAAATTAGAGGATATGATATATCAGTAAGTTATAAGGATAGTGAAAACAATGATTTAAGCAGTGGAGAAATAACTATATTTAATTTAGCACAATCAGATATAGATTTAATAAGAGAAAAAGACACTATAAATGTAAAAATGGGATTTGGAAGAGATATAGGAGAAGTTTTTACAGGGACTATAACCGAAGTAGTTCAACTTGAATATGAATTGAAAATAAAATTTTTAGAAGCAACAAAAACTTTTAATGATAGAGTAAGTATAGGATTAGAGCCTACAAAAGCAAGTAAAGTGATTAAAGAAATTGCAGATAGTATTGGATATGTTGTTAAAAAATGTGATTTGAAAATAGATAAGCAATATAAAGGTGGATTTTATTTAAGCCCTTATGATGTGCCTTTGCGTAAAATTATACAAATTGTTGATGATTGTGATAGTAAAATAAATCTTAAATATGACGAGATATATATTTATTCTAAAGAAAATAATGATACTGAAAAAATTATTTTAAATAAAACTTCAGGACTTTTGGGAGAACCTAAAAAATATGTTAAGCCTGAAAAAACATCAGCTAAAAATAGAGGGAAAGCAACTAAGAAAACTAAAAAAGAAGATAAAAAAAAGAGAAAAAGTAAAAAGAAAAAAGTAGCAAAGACAAAAAGTCCTGAAAATAGAAAAGTAGAATATGACTATAGCTTAAACTGCTTATTGATACATTACTTAAAGAAAACTGATAATGTCATTATAGAAAGTAAAACATTTAACGGAAAAGCAAAAATAGTTGCATTATCTATAAAAGACTTTGTAATGGAATTAAAAATCAAAGTATTAAATGAGGTGAAGAAAAAATGAATGAAGTAGTACCGACAACAACATTAGGAAAAATAACAAGGGATTATGGAGACGGATTTTATGCCATTCAACCACTGGGTACAATAAAAGGTGTCGAGTGGCAGCCTATACCTCGTGTTCCTATGTGCCAATTAGGAAATAAGAATATAAATCAAATTTTTCCATTTAATGTTGGGGATATTGTCCCTATTGCTTTTTTAAGTTTTTCTCAATCAAATTATTTAGAAAGTGACGATGAAGGAGATTTAGACAGTGATTTGACAAATAGTTTTGCTGATTGCATAGCTTTTCCTTTTGTCGTTCCGACAGCTTCTAATTCTTTAAATGCTGATACTATTACAATTAATGGTAATGTCGAGCAAAGTGGAACACTAACAAATGATGAAACTACAAGCAGTGGCATAGTTTTAACAACTCATGTTCATGGCGGAATTACTAAGGGGTCTGATAAGACGGAAAAGGCGGAGTAGTTATGGATTTAAAATTAGGTAATATAAATCATGGAGAATTAGAAGTAAAAAATAATGATCTTGTTTTAATGAACGATGCAAATATGGAAATAATACAAATGATAGCTTTAATGTTACAAATCAAGGCAGGAGAATTAGAATTTGACACTAATTACGGTCTTGATTGGGCATATTGGGAAACAGGAAATAAAGATTTAGTTGAAGAAAATATAAGAAACAAAATACTTTATTATTTCAAAGAAGTAAATAAAATAAATTCTATTACATCAGAATTTGTCACAAAAGAAAAAAGAAAATTAAAAGTTTTTATATCTTTGGATATTAATAATCAGACATATGAAAAAAGTTTGGAGGTGTAAAATGGCAAGAATTGATATACTTGAACTAAATGACATAATCGGTACAATGGGAGAAAATATTAAATCAATACAGTCAAATTTTAGTATAGACAAGCGGTCTGTATGGTATTTGATGATTGGGTATCCTGTAGGAAGATTAGCTCAACAAAAATTATATAGAATACAGTATATAGCCGATAAAGCAAATATATACAAATGTGAGAATGAAGAATTGGATGATTTGCTAAACGGAAACTTTAATTTTTCTCGTAAACAGCCAAGTTATGCAAAATTATTTGTAACATTTAATGCTGTAAACGGAACAACTGTAGGAATAGGAGAATTAGGAGTAAAAACATCAACTGGAATTGAATTTTTTAATACAAATACAGCAACAGCAACAAATAATTTAATATCTTTGGAATTTGAATGTGAAACTCTTGGCAGTATAGGAAATGTAGGAAGTAATGAAATAACTAAATTTATTACAACAGTACAGGGAATATTATCAATACAAGCAAGTACGGAAGGACAAGGCGGTCAAGATAAAGAAACAGATATAAAGTATCGTGATAGGTGGTTTAATTCAAGATTTAAAAGCTTTTGGAATATAGATGGAATAAAATCAGCATTAATGGATTTAGACGGTGTAGAAAGTGCTTATGTAAATGAAAACGATCAGCCTGTGGCTGTAAATGGAGTAGAGCAAAAAAGTGTGATTATTGTTGTTGACGGTGGAATAAATGAACAAATAGCGAATGTGATATTTCAAAAGAAAGATCAGGCAATTAAAAGTGTTGGAGATATTGTCGCTTATGCAACAGATACATCAGGAATAAAAAGAGAAATTAGATTTTACAGACCTACAGAAATAAAAATTGAAGCACAATATATATCAATACCGGGAAATTATGCTGTGGAAAATAAAAATAAAATAGATGTGTTAATAAACGAATATATAAAATCTAAAGGTGTAAATGGATTTATTTCAGTATATGAATGTTTTGTAGAAAATATAAGACCAGCTATATCTGAAACGGATTTAAAACATTTAGATTTATCATTTAAAATACATAATTCAAGATTATCTTTTAAAACAAACTTACAACTTGGGATAAAAGAAAAAGGAGTGCTTTATGTATAATAATTATAAATATTTGAATAGTAAAATTCCGTATATTTTAAAAGCAACAGACACAAATCAATTATTTGTAAAAAGTATTGCTAATGTATTTGATTTAGTTGATAAATATATGGATATGCTTGAAAATTATTGGCTTATAGACAAAGCAAAAGGTGAGTTTTTAGATGATTTAGGAGCATTAGTTGAAGAAAATAGAAATAATGATGTAGATGATAATTATAGAAAAAGAATTAAATTAAAATTTCAGGCATTAGATATAGTACCAACTCTTGATAATATTCTGAAATTGATAAAAAGTTTTACAGGATTATTTCCTGAAATTCGGGAAGGCTGGAAAGTTGACGGAGAAGCGGGAAGATATGATATAGATTTTATAGCTGAAAAAGATTATAACTTTTCATTAATAGATGTTATTGATTTAGAAAGTATAATAGGCGGAGGAATAAAGATAAATACAAGGAAATGTTTAGAAAATTATACGGAAGCCTATTATAGTGGAGATGTACAGTCAGGAGATAAACTATTTCCATTTTATTCAGAACGTAAGGCTGATTGTAATTTCAGTTTTAATGATATACCGTATTCAAAAGAAATAAATTCTGGAGATAAACTATATTTATCAGATGATCTAATAAATTTTGAAAGGAGATAAAAAATGTCAAAGAAATTTACAAATGTAGTAGATAGAGGAAGAGTTGTATCGAACAAATATAACCTTGTAAATAATGGCGACGGAACAGCGTTAATCACAGATATTGAAAATAATATTAATGTACAGGGAACACCTTTAGATAAAAATTTATTTAATCCTATGCAAGAGGGATTGATATTTACTGTAGAAACAACTCATACAATAGAGAATGGTACAGATGTTTATGAATTAGATATAGACGGTTTACAAGGAGTAAATAATTTGAATGGATTACCTTTATTTAATGGATTATCATTAAATATTAAAGTTAATAAAGAAAATACAACAAATGTTGTAAAAGTAAAAATATCAGGAAATAAATATGACCTTGCAAAAGAAAATAATGATACTTTAGAAAATTTAAAAATAGGGGAACTTAAAAATAAATATCATAAAATAATATATAACGGAGTTAGATTTGTTTTATTTACAGGAGTAGGGCTTGAATATAGTAAATGGCTTGAAACAATAGGCGGACAGTTTGGAGGGTATGTAAGTAAAGTAGCAAATAAAGAAGCGGGGAAACTCTATATTAATGATGTTTATGATAATAAGTTGTATGTTTGTGTGACAGCACATAGCTCAACATCGTTTGATATAACAAAATATAGAGATATTACTAACAATGGAATTTCAAACAAATTGGAAAATTTATCCAAAATCGAAACTAAAATTATAGATAAAGGAATCGCACTGCTCAAATCTGGGAACATTGTAATTCTTACTTGGGACAGCAATTATTATTTGCAAGGCTCTTTGCCACGAGGCACTGTTTTAGCTACATTGCCTGCTGGATATCGCCCGATTTTAGATATTTCTGCTCCAGTCACTTTTTGGAATAGTAACAACTCAGGTACTATTAAAATCAGGAATAACGGTCAAATAACGTGGGAGTCATCTATAAATTTACAAGGAACTATCTATGTTAATGCTTCTTTTTTAATTAGTTAATCAACAATATAGCTAACTGAAAATATTATACTTGCTGTAGTTACAGTTGAACCTCTCCATTTAGCAGTTCCATCTGGTTGTATGTATATTGTCCCAGATATTCCATTAAATTGTGAAGCGTTTACGGATAAAAAAGATTTTGGTCGATAACCCTCAGGAATGCTGAATATTGTGGTGTTATCATTAATACTTCTCAAAGTGTCTCCACTATCAAAAACGATAGTGACCACATTCCCAACTTTCTGAACAACATTGCATGTAGTTCTCCCTAGTCCAGTTGCTTCAGAATGCACGTAAAGCTTTGCTTGCTGCACTTTGTATAAATTTTCCATTTTCCCGTTATACTCAAAATAAACAGGAGTGATGAAAATGGAATTGGAAGTAACAAAAAATCGAAATGGATTAATTTATATGGAGTATCTTAACAGTTGCATTGCGAAGAATGCTGCAACTGCGAGAACGACTTATAAGACGTATTTTAATAATATGAAATTATTTGTTGAATATTTGAGAGAATATGAGAATAATCGTTATTTATTGAGTAAAGATACATTGAAATTTATAGTGTCAATACTTGAAAGATATATTCGATTTTGCAGGGAAGTAAAAGGAAACAATGCTCAAACAATAAACAATAAGATTACAGCTATAAGTTCATTTTATATTTGGGCAATTAAACGAGATTTGATAGCGACACATCCGTTTCGAGAAAAATTAGATAGATTAAAAGTGACAGATATGGAAAAGCGAAGAAAAAGCTATTATTTGAGTATTAAAGAAGTTATTGAAATCAATATTAAAATGGAACTGGAACATAAGAAATTTGATTTACAGGATAGAATTATTTTTAATTTGATTATAGATACAGCTTGCAGAATAAGTGCTTTGCAATCGATAAAAATCAAAAATATCGATATAGATAATGGATTAATACTTGGAATAGTGGAAAAAGAACAAAAATTAGTTGAATTTGCAATATTTAAAGATACGATAAAGCTAATAAAGGAGTGGTTAAAATGTAGAAATAATAAAGGGATAGAAGATGAGTACTTACTTATTACGAAGTATGAAAAAGAATACAGACAAATGAGCAAATCGACTATCCGAGATAGAGTTAAAAAAATTGGAAAGCTTATTGATATAGAAAATCTATATCCTCACTCACTTAGAAAAACATCAATTAATTTACTTGCTAATGCTGGAAGCTTGGAATTAGCGAGTGAATTTGCTAATCACAGCGGTATTGATGTAACAAAGAAACATTACATCAAAAAAGATACCGGAAGTGAGAAAAGAAATAAGATTTTAAATGTAAGAAAAAAGGCTGGATTTTAGAAGAAATTTCAGAATTTATTCAGAACAAATGTCCTCGAAGTCAATATTTATAGTAAATTTTATAAGTTTAATATTGATATTAAAATATACTTGATAACAAAAATACTGGCTTTGATAACAAAATTTTCTTAAAATTTCATACAAATTCTGAAATTAGAGCAGAAATAAAATTAACAATAAATAACAAAATAGGAGGTAAAAATGCCATTTAAAATATATTTATATGACAAGGACGGAAAACTGATAGGAATTTACATAGCTCCGTCGAAAGAAGATTTTGAAGCGGATAAACAAAAGTATTGTAGTGAATATATAGAGGGAGAAAACTATATAAGCTACGAGGAAGTAAAAAATCCAATTATTGACAATGGAAATATCCGGGAAATGAAAACAAGCGAACTTATCAGATCTGGAAAAATCACTTTGTCGGACGGACAATATTTAGACGGCGAAGAAATAAAAAGTATTCCGAAGCCGAATGAGTATAGTAAATGGGATGAAAATACTCATGAGTGGGTTGAAGATAAAGCCGAAAAGTTACAATATTTTAAGGATTTAAGATACACAAAACAGCAAGAATATATCAAGTACAAGAAAGAGCTTGAAGAAAAAGAAGACGAGAAATCCGAATTTGAAAGTCTTGGCTTTGACACAACAGAAACAGAGGAAAGAATTACAGAAATTAAATCTGAAATGGATTTACTAAAGACTGAAATATCTAAATTATCAAAAGAAATAACATTATTGAGCAAGAAATAGGAGGTGAAAGAATTGAGAAAAATTTGTGTGATAATTGGTCACGGAGGGAATGATAGCGGAGCTGTAAATATACATACAGGAGATACTGAATTGAAATACAATACAGGATTATCTGTTATGGTGGCAGACTTGTTAAGAAACAGAGGTTACAATGTAGATATTTATAATAGAGGATATGCAAGAGTAGAAAATGTACCCGAATTAAATGCTAAAAAATATGATCTATTTATATCTCTGCATTGTAACAGTTTCAATGAACAAGCTAACGGAACAGAAATGCTATATTGGAGTACAAGTTCAAGAAGTAAGAAATTGGCTCAATCTCTGCAAGATGAAGTTGTAAAAACATTTAGCTTAACAGATAGAGGAATAAAGCCAAAAGTAAATGGCGATAGAGGAGCATATTTATTAAAAAAAACAAATGCACCTTGCGTAATTTTAGAACCGTTTTTTATAGACAATATGCATGATTTAGAAGTTGGAAAAGCAAAGAAACAAGAATATTCACAAGCTATCGTAAACGGCATTGACAAATATTTTAATAATTAGGAGGAATAAAAGATGTTAAAAGAAATTTTAAGAAATAAAGTAATTTTAGAGGGGTTATCTGTATTAATACCGATAATTGTAACTTACATATTGGCTAAGTTAAAGACAAATTCGACAATAAGAAAATTTATACCGGAAGGAGTTGTATTTGCTGATAGTCTTGATACATCTAACGAAAATAAGCTAATAAGGGCAGTTACACAAATAGAGTTGTTGGTATTATCAGTAACACCAGCATTATTTAAGCCTATAGTTGATTTCTTAATTAATCCGAAGTACATAGTAAAAATGATTGAAAGATATTTGACTAAAAAAAAAGTAGAGAAACAGGAATTGCTGGAAAAAGAGAATGTATAGAAAAAATTACAAATAAAACAGTAGAAAAATTAACAGATAAAATAGAAGAAAAAGCAATGGAAACAGTTGAAAAAGTGGTAGAAAAAGTAACTAATAAAGTCAATGCCGATGATATTATAGATAAAGTAAATTCTACTACTTTTTCAGGAACTATATTGAAACAATGGGAAGAGAAAGATAAAAAAATAAACTATAATAGAAGTCATTTATATGGAGATATTGCTTATCATACTAATTTTAAAGATAAAAATGAATTAGTAGCAAGGGCAGGCATTCTCTATTACCTAAAATAGGAGAAAATCAAATGGAGAGTACAAAGAATATATTGCTATACATTGAAAATCATGGATTAAGTTTAATAATAACGGTAATGTTAATTTTAGCGGTATGGAAATATATAGTTCCGTACATTAAAGAACAAACAGAAATACTTGAAGAGGTAAAGAAGTTTTTAAAAAATTTCAATACAGGAGCAATTTCAGGAAAAGCACTTGGATTAATGTTAGAATTGCAGGCAAAAAGCTTGAGGTGGAGCATTGAGAATAAATATGTATTTTTTATTCAAAACAATAACATAAAGAACAGATATAATAATATAATATTTGAAATTGACAACTATATCAGCACTAAAATGTTAAAATTTGAAGATGAATTGAAAGATATAACAGATAAAATAACTTTTAAAGTATTTTTCGATATGTTTCAAAGTTCAATTTCTGATTTAAAAAAAGAATTAAATACAGTATTAAAGGCATTAAAAGAAGAGAATACAGAGCCGTCAGATTATGATATAGCAATAAGAACAGTAAAGCAGCATATGGAGCATTTTCAAAACAATTTAATAAAAAAAATAAAAGAATTAACAGATTAAGCAGAATAAAAAGTTCTGCTTTTTTATTGAAAAATAAAATTATTTTTATCAAAAGGTATTGACAAATAGATAAATATATAGTATACTATCAACATAGGGAGGAGGTGAAATACATGCTTTTTCATCAATGGGTACAAACACTGGCAAACATTGCGACAATTATCCTTGTTATTTATACAATAACAAAAGATAAGTAAGCAAAGAGGAGAGTGGGAATTTACCCACCCCACCTCCCTATAATCTAAATTGAAAGGAGTGATTAAAAATGTTAGAAAAAGTAAACTTTGTATTATCAATTGTGAATTTCATATTATTAGTATACTTAATTTTCTTCAGAAATAAAAGATAGCCCACTGGCAAACGGGCTATACATGCTTTTTCATATTCAATAGTATTATAACAAAAGAAAGTATAATTGTCAATAGGAAAGGGGAAAGAATATGGGAGCTAAAAAGGGCAGACCTAAACCGATTGGGAGCGGCAAAAAAGCAACAGGGAGAGTAAGAACGGAAAACTTTGGGGTAAAATTAACTGTTCTGGAAAAAGAGTTTTTAATGAAGAAATTGAATGAAACGGGAGAAAAATCGAATACGGATGCATTATTAAAATTATTAGGATATTAATATGAATAGAAGCCTAAAAAAAGAGAAAGCCTTGTTACTTTCTCTTTTTACTCTTGATTTTTTTCTCAGGAACTTCATTAAGAAAATCAATCTTCTTTTCTTCGAGTTTATCAATTTCTTTTTCTTTAAGATTATCTATTTTCATTTCTTTTAAATTTTTTATTTGTTTTTCTTCCAGTTTTTTCATCTTTTCTCCTTGAAATTTTTTCAAAGATTTGATAAAATAAAATCGAATTTATATTTAAAGTTATAGATTTAAACTTACTTGTGTTGCCTCACTTGTAAGTTTTTTACAAAAAATTACAATACACATACAATATACAAAAAAATAATAATTACAGTATTTGTGATATATAGAACACTGTTAAAAATTCTCGAAAAGATAATTTTGATAATTTTAGAAGCCTTGAAAATATTGATTTTCAAGGTTTTTCTTTTTATAAATAATATAAATTTATTTACATTTTTTCAAAAAATGTTGTAATATACAT